CTAACACTGTGACTAACCCATGGTTTAAATCTACTACTGGAAATCAAAGCACCACGTTTAGTGATACTGATTTCTTAGATGCTAAAATATGTATCGCATTACATACAGGAATTTTTGGAAATTCTGAAACCATCTTTCCAGTTGGTATGACAAATGGTCTCTATTTAGAAATAGACCTAAATGAGAGTGCTAACATTTTAAAGCAGTTAGACAGCGTTATGCGTGATGTTAGAACACCACTAAACCCGCATTTCCACTCTCTCAATGGTTCATCTACTCCCAACACGTGGACTGCTGGAACTGAAACAACTTCTATTTATGTTGACACAAAAAACAACCTTGATGGTGTAAATCGTGTCAGTAGATTTCCCTTTGTAGTTGGTGAAAAATTTAAGTTTTGTAAAGCAAATAACAATGGTTCGGGTTCTGCGTTCCATGGTGACGTTCCACTTACTATTTCAGCAATCAATCTATCGCAGTCAGCCAACGCCAGTGCTGGTCTCATAGAAGTTCAATTTCAAAACGCATCTGTTAAGGCGGGTGCTAAAACAATCACCAGCGATTATGTTATGTATTCTACATCGGTTGCTGATGAGTCTTCCTATGACGCATCATACAGGGTAAGTAACGTAAATCTAATTGTTTCTCAGGTTCAACTTGATCCTGCGTATGAACGTGGAATGATTCAGAAGGTTCGTGAAGGTAAAGCAATTGAGTTTGATATTCCTTCTGTAACCAATTACAAGCACAGTATTTTAGCAAGTGATCGTCAAGTATCGTATCAAGTTTTCGCACAGAATTCTAGAGCAAAGGCTTTAATGGTTGTCCCACAAGATTCAACTGTTTACACATCAGCTCAACTTATTTCTGCTTCTGGAACTTATGTTATCAGTGGAACTAATTACACAAGTCAAACTGGTAAGAATGCTGAAGATACATGTGTAGCATCTACACGCTCAGCATACACGGGAATATCCGACAGAATTTCCAGCTTACAATACACGATAAATGGACGCAGACAACCAAACCGTGAAATCTCACTAAAAAAGATAGCTACAAAGGAATCTATTGATGCATTACATTTGTATGAACTTGAGAAGGTATTAGACAATAGTGCTATTCAGCCTAAGTCATTCAGTGAATTCCAGAACAACTTTGTATTTGGTCGTGGATTCTCTGCTGGGGGTCAGAATGGTGTTCTAGATCTCAGGGGTAAAGACCTAGGTGTAATTGTTAAATATTTAACCAGTAATAGCCCCGATAAACCGAAGATGTTTCAGTCGTATGTAACACACTTAAGAAGGTTAATCCTTCGCCAAGATTCGGTAGAAGTTGTTATATAATTTAATTCTTTCTATTTTATAAAATATTTTATTTATTTTTATTTTAATATAATATATGTATTAAATTATAAAATGACAAGCCGCTATATTGAGATCCGCCCAGACAATATCCCAGCAAACGGTAAAATATCGTTCAAGAATGGTTTTCCTGTGTTATCCTTTACAATCTCCGCACAGAACGCCATACTTGATCCAAGCACAATCAGAATCATTGGTAACTTTAACGCATACAAGGACAACCTTGCTACGCCAACTCCACTAACTAATGGAGACCATATCACTATGAATAATCGCCTGGGTGTTTTCAATCTTATTGATACATTTACTGTGCGTTCTCAGCGGTCAAAAATGATCTGCGAATCCATACGTCATTATTCAAAATATATGAATACTTACATGGCGTTAACTTCGTCAGCACTTGGAGACCAGTTAGGTCACCTTTCAGAAACATGTTTAATCCAACCTAACCCCACCACTTTCCGAAAATCTGTTATGGAATCTCCTACAACTTCTGTGGGTCAAACTAACTCCTTCAGTTTTCACGTCCCATGCGGATTCGGCCAATCTGGAAACATGGTGGATTTAAGACCTGATGGTTTTGGGGGGGTCATTTATGAATTTTTACTTCAACCCGACTCAAACGTTTTATTTCAGCTTGCTGGTGATACCACTGGTATTGGTGACGCTCACTATGAACTCAGTGATCTTAAGTTAACGTGTGAAGTTATGCCCCCTGAAGATACTGCACCAGCAAGTGAAGGAACTATGGACTTCAACACGATTACATCTCTATATACTTCAATCAATTCTACCAACGCACAGATACAGTATTCTCTTGGATTACAAAAGGTTCAATCAGCATTTATGACTTTTATGCCTGTATCTAATATAAACACATTAACTAATGACGGACAAGCAACAACTTATCCTTCTGGTGTTGGAACTTCTGAAACTGCTATCTGTAAAATTAGGAAGGTTCAATTTCTCAAGGGGGGTGTTAAATTTCCAGCCGATTTTGATTTTGTAGCAAATGTTGAAGAAGTTGGAAATGAACTCAGTAATCTACCTGACCCCCAGATTGTAAAGGGTTTGGTTGATGCTATTGTTCCGAATTATCACATGACAAGAACTTCTGTCTCTCCAGCAAATATGAACCGTAATTACAATATGACAACTAGTGTTTCGGGTGAATTTTCATACAATAATATTCCACTAGGTGGTTCGGTTATGGGTCTCGGTGTCAAGTATGGTCTCGGCGGTGGTGAAGATTTCTCAATGGAACAGTTTGGAGTTAGTATTGATAGCAATTTAACTGCTGATAATCCTATTGGTGTTTACATTTTCATCAAATCTGGAGCAAGACTAATTTACAATAGTAATGGCGTTCAGCTCCAGCAGTAAATGTGTCATAATTTGACACACATTAAATTCAAACCTTTATAGCATTTGATTATATTATCCATTTTACTTTTCATTGTGTCTTTTAATGACACATATTATCTATACCATATTTTTTTGATTATTTTGTTATAATATTATTATGTTATTAATAATATAAATATGGACGTTCAAGCAGATGTAACACCACCACCACCCACTAAGTCTGATGCTAAAGCACTATTAGGTCAAGATGATGACGCTATCCCCGATTTTGTAACACTAAGCACTATCCCTGTAAATTACGTTCAACAGTTGGAATCTGACCTGTTAGAACCGCAAGTGTTTCAGCAGGGGTCAGCTACACAGGATGGCTTCTGCCGCTGGGTGTTGGCTAACAAGGGATTTTTACACAGTCACAGTAAAATTTTATTATCTACTAAATTAGCATCTGGTTCAAACACAAGCAGTTTCCACATGCCCCATGTTGGTGTCGGACAAATCATCAAGAAGGCTGTTTTACGAATTGGTAATCAAGAAATAAATTCCATTGATTCCTGGCGAAAATTATTCTCAATGAAATCGTCTCTAATTACTAATGAAAACAACCTTGAACGTGAAATGTATATGACTGGACGTTTTATGTCTCATGATTTCAATTATACTGCTGGTTCTCGTTTTGAAGCTGCTGGCTACGGTCTTGATAATGGATTAGAGCAAACGGGTTTAACTCACCCCAACAAACTAATCCCCACCTGGATGAAAACTGGAACTGATGAAACCACAAATCCAAGTTTCTCTGTGGATCTCGCGGATTTATTCCCTTTTCTCAAGGTTCATCAGCTAGCTTTATATTTAATTGATAGTCCTGTGGTTATTGAGTTAACTTTTTATCCAACTGTCGGACAGCGTATTCAAATCGTAGAAGGAACAACTCAAGACATTGCTTGTGAAATTGTAAGAGATGAACTTAAGTTTTGTGCTGATTACATTTTCTATGGTGCTACTGATGAGATGGAACGTTACAGACAGCAAAACCCTGAAATCAATTTCTCATTTGTTGATTATCGTTTAGTAGAACACAGCACATCTCAGTCTGCTCTTAAGAGCGGTCTTGTCCGTAACTTAGGTATGGCTAACCGTATTGTCCCCAGAATTCTAACTACTGTGAGTGATACAAGTGTAAATGAAGACGGTTTACTTGGTGAAGTCAATGCTCTTGCTCCACTGATAAATGCTTCAGGTGTAGTTGGAGCAACTACCAAGACAGCCTATAATCTAAAATACAATGATAGATTTGAATATACTACAGCAATTGATTCAACCGCACGTCTATTCAGTGAATTCACCCACTCTGAAGGGATACCATTTGTAACACGTGAAGAATTCTCTGATGAATCTGCGGCTGGTGGTCTAAACGCAAGTTTTGCGGGACACAGTCAAAGTGATGAGTTGTCGGGTCAGTTCTTTTACCTAGGAACTAAGCTAACTGGTGGACGTGTTGGTGGTCGTGGTATTGACCTTTATTTGACTGGAGAGTTCCCTTCTGGTGTTGATCTATTCACAAGTTTCTGCGAATACGTAAGAGTCGCAACTCTAAAGAACGGTATGTTTGAACTATATAATGCGTAATTAATCTTTTTTAATTATTTTTTAATTTAAAATTAATCTAATTATTATTATAAAATATGAAGATTAATGTTGAAAATGTTGTTGATACAATCCAAAAGAATAGACCAAATTTAAAAGAAAATTCTATC